AAAAGTTGTAAGATTATTACAGGTTTTTGAAAAAGGGGGAAATTATGAAAATTGCTAAAAATAGTGTAGGAGAGTGGAAGAATATTATTGAATCAAGTTATAACGAGGATTATTATTGTATTGCTTGTGGTGAAAAACTTGAAAGAATTTTTACAGAGAATAGACAATATTTTAAACACCCAAAGGGTATTTCAGATGATTGTGAAAATAAAATTAAAAACTTATATATCAAAAGTGAAATTGAAGTTAATGAAAGTTTACTTGAAAAAGAATTATATAATAAAAATTTTGATTATATGGTTACTAAAATTTCTGATTATGTTTCCGAAAGTGGTTATTGTTTAACAGAGGAACAAAAAAATATAATCACTTCAAAGGAGAGTAAAATAAAGATTGAGGCAGTTGCAGGAAGTGGTAAAACAGAAACACTTTACTATTATTCAAAAGAAAGACCAAAAAACAGAATATTATACTTAGTTTATAATAAGTCTGCTCAACTTGAGTCTGAAAAAACATTTGGCAAATTACCTAATGTCACAGTCAAAACTATACATTCATTAGCTTTTGGTTATAAAGGGTTACAATATCTTAAGAAAAATAAATTATTACAAGGAAGTTATAATGCTTATGATGTATTGAGAGATTTAAGTTTAGGCACTGATATAGAAATGGCTATAAAAGTTATAAATGGTTATAATAATTTTTTATTGTCTGATTTGTACTCAGTTTATGATTTAAAAGATTTCAATAATGACCAAAATAAAAAAACTATCTTAAAAAATATAGATATATTATTTAATCTTAAAAAAAGTTTTAATAATTCTATAAAAGTTGAACACGATTTTTACTTAAAACTATTCCAATTAAGCAAGACTGATTTATCTAAAAAATATGATACCATACTTCTGGATGAGTCTCAAGACAGTAGTTTGCTTGTTTATGACATCATCAAAAATTCAAATATTAATAATATAGTTATGTGTGGGGATAGATTCCAACAAATGTATGCTTGGAGGAATGCACTAAACATAATGGAATTATTTGATGGTAAGGAATATAGATTATCAACATCATTTAGAGTTAGTAATAATATAGCTTATTTGTCAAAAATAATATTAAAACAAATTGGAGATGTAGATATTGACATAAAAGGTTTTAATAAAGATAATAAAATAATTGATAAAATAAATTATAATAATAAATATGGTGTATTATGTAGGTCTAATGCTGAAGTTATATCAAACTCTTTTGACGCCATTGTGAATGGTAAGAAAATATTTTTCGAGGGTGGGTACTATTCATATAAGTTTAATAATTTGATAGATGCTTATTATTTTTACAGGGATGGACATACTAATAACCCCTTATTTTCAAAATATAAAAATTATGATGATATGATTGATTATGCTAATAAAACTGGTGATATAGAAATATTAATTATTAATAATCTTATAAAAAAATATTCAAATAGAATACCAGCACTAATAACACAAGTAAAAAACAGTTCAGTTACAAAAAAAGAAAAATGTGACTTGTTAATAACTACAATTCATAGGTCAAAAGGACAAACTTATAAATTCCCTATAAAAATATCCAATGACCATGTAGATTTATATGATGCTTTTGAAAAAAAGTATATTAAAAAAGTTAATAATTTTGAAATTAATTTAGAAGAGTTGTTTATAGTATATGTGGCTGTAACACGAGGTGCAAATGAAATTGAATTAAGTGACAATATAAAAGCTTATTTTGAATATCAATTTGAATTTTTTAAAAATAATGTTTGACAAAATTTTAAAAGTATGGTATAATGTAGTATAGGTAAAATAAAATAATGAGGAGAGTGATGTTTTGAAATTAGTAAGGGATAAAATTATTGGATTAATGGATAATCCAAAGTACCACATAGCAGAAGATGAAGAGTATATTAAATCTTTGGGAAATAAACTTATCGAGGAGTTCGATGAGTTGAAAGAAAATCCTTGCGAGGAAGAAATGGCAGATATACTTGAGGTAGTATTCGCTATATCAGATTATTATAACTTTAATCGTGATTTAGTAGTTGGGGCTAAGAATGTTAAGTTTAAAGAGCGTGGAGGATTTAGTGGTAGGATTATTTTGGAAGATTGGGATGAAAATTATGATAAAAAAGAAGAAGAGTAAAACCAAAATAAAGCCCTCTCAAGTCGTCAATGTGCAATCCACATTACAGGTCAGACTGTTGTATGTCCAGCAAAGCTGGACATATCCAACTGGTGAAAGTCCAGTCAAGGTAAAAGTCAAAGCCTTGTAGCACGAACGGGAATGTGGTGGGAAACCTAAACATCCATTGACAAAGGTACCTAAAGGGTATCGAGCAAATATGCAGACCGTAACACCAGTGAACGCATAGTAGCTTCGTTAAGGGAAGTTAAAAGTTAAAATAAACAAAGAAAAATCAAAAGTCGTAAATCTTGAAAAAGGAAAAAGCATAGACTTTCTATGTTTTACAATAAAAAGGGTAAAGAATAGGAATGATAAATGGAGTATACTAACAGTGCCTAAGGCATCAAAACGCAAAGAATTAATAGATAAAATAAAAGTCATAGTAAGTAAACATAGAAGTATAGGAATATTAATACTCCTTATAAAAGAAATAAATCAGGTACTAAGAGGTTGGGTAAACTACTTTAGAATAGGAAACTCCAATAAATGTTTTTCTTATATAAGAGATTATACAGAAAAGAAAATAAGAAGATTTCTAATGAAACAAAGAGGTAAAAAGGGATATGGCTGGAAAAGATGGAGTAGCAGTTGGTTCTACGATACATTAGGACTATACAATGACTACCAAATAAGGTATTACTGCAAAAGTTGAAACCAGTTTAAACTTATAGGATTTAAAAAGAAGTTAATAGGAAAGCCGTGTACGGGAAAACTGTATGCACGGTTTGATGAGGCAGGAACTGGAGGTACAGGTAATGCTGTTCGCCTGTTCTTGACCCTACAGTGGAAATGCGGTCGGGCAATAAAATTTTGTAGTTAACATAAAAAACATATCAAAATCCTCTTTTTCATAATATGTTAAAGTTATTGTAAGCAAAAATTAATTTCATTGAATTTACTTAATAAGTGTAGTAAAATATAGATATTGTATAAAAAAAGGAGTTGAAAATATTGAAGTTAGAACAAATTTTAAAAGACAGTAATTATAATTTATCACAGTTTATAGAATATACTGAAAAATTAGAAAATTCTATTTTTGAAAAAGAGTTAAAAAGTGGAGTGGGATATTATGTAAAGTGTTTGGTAAGAAAAAAAGATATTAAATTGACACCCGAAGAAATTGTCAGACAATTATATTTAATGCAGTTAAATGACAAGTATAATTATTCATTTGAAAGAATGCAAATTGAATATATTGTTCATTTTGGTAGAGAGAAAAAAAGAGCTGACATAGTGATAATGGATAAGGTACAACCTACAGTGCCTTATATTATAATAGAACTAAAAAAACCAAAGTTGAAAGATGGGAAAGAACAGTTAAAAAGCTATTGCAATGCTACGGGAGCAACAATGGCAGTATGGACAAATGGGGAACAAATCACATATTATCACAGAAAAGACCCAAATTATTTTGAACCTATAACACACATACCAAAATCAAATGAAAGTTTGCGTGACATATTACAAGAAAAATTTACAATAGAAGATTTGATAAAAATAGATGTTTTAAAAACACAAAGAAAAAGCTTGAAAGATATAGTTTTAGATATGGAAGATGAAGTTTTGGCAAATTCTGGAACAGATGTATTTGAAGAGGTTTTTAAACTTATTTTTATTAAACTTTTTGATGAACTTCAAAATACAAGAAAACAAACAAAAAATTTAGAATTTAGAAATTATGGGGAAAGTGATGGAGAATTAAAAGAAAAAATTGAAGGTATATTTAAGAAAGCTAAAAAAACTTGGACAGGTATTTTTAAAGATGATGAAGGAATAGATTTAACGCCTTCTCATTTATCAGTTTGTGTTTCATCATTGCAAGATGTAAAATTATTTAATTCAAATCTTGATGTTATAGATGATGCTTTTGAATATCTTGTTAATAAGACAAGTAAAGGAGAAAAGGGTCAATATTTTACACCAAGATATGTAATTGATATGTGTGTGAAAATGTTGAATCCAAAAGAAAGCGAATATATGATAGACACAGCAAGTGGAAGTTGTGGTTTTCCTATTCATACAGTTTTTGAAGTATGGAAAAAAATATATGATGATTTAGGAATAGATAGAAGCCATTTATTCACAGCTGAAACAAAAGAACCGAGAGCATTGGATTATGTTAAAGACAAAGTTTTTGGAATTGATTTTGACAAAAAAAGTGTAAGAGTTGCAAGAATGTTAAATATTATTGCTGGAGATGGACATACAAATGTTTTAGAAATGAACTCTTTAGATTATGAGAGATGGGACGAAAAAACAAAAGATGAAAATTGGCAAGATACATATTTTGATGGTTGGACAAGATTAAAAAAATTAAGATTAAATAGAAATTCAAATAAAGAATTTAATTTTGATATAGTCATGGCAAATCCTCCATTTGCAGGAGAAATAAAAGAAGGTAGAATCCTTGCTAAATATGATTTAGGAAAAAAATCAAATGGGAAATGGCAAACAAGTGTTGGAAGAGATATTTTATTTATAGAAAGAAATATTGATATGTTAAAATCTGGTGGAAGAATGGCAGTTGTTCTACCTCAAGGGAGATTTAACAATTCAACTGATAAATATATTAGAGATTTTATAGCAGAAAGATGTAGAATCTTAGCTGTGATAGGATTAGATGGGAATGTATTCAAACCTCATACAGGTACAAAAACAAGTGTTCTTGTAGTTCAAAAATGGGATGAAAAATTATGCCCAAAACAAGAAGATTATAATATTTTCTTTGCAACTATGCAAAAACCAAGTAAAGATAATAGTGGAGAAAAAATATATGTAAAAGACAGTGAAGGGAAAAATGTTTTAGATGACCACGACCATTTAATTGTTGACCACGATTTATTTAACCACGATGGAAAAACTCAAGATGGAATAGCAGAAGCATTTATAGAATTTGCAAAGAAGGAGAAACTAAGTTTTTTTCAATAAGCCCGTCTGTATTTGATGAAGATAAATATAAAAAACTTATGGACGGGCTTGAAGCTGTGGAAATGAAATTAAGTGAGTTAGAATTTAGTTTAAGGCTTGATTCAGAATATTATAAGAAAGGTTTTATTGAAATTGAAAAGAAAATAATTGGAAAAAATTATTTACCTTTGAATAAAGTAACAAATTTTCTAATAGGACCCTTTGGTTCTGCTTTTAATACTGAAAATTATGATGATACTTCTAATTATAGATATGTAAGAGGGCAAGATGTAAAACCATTTTTTATAGTGTCTGATAATGACCCTAAATTTATGCCCGAAAAAGATTATTTAAGATTGGAAAAATATGCATTAAAAGAAAATGATATACTTGTTTCTGTAGTTGGGACACTTGGAAATGCAAGTATAGTTTATAAGAAAGAATTACCAGCTTTATTTAGTTGCAAAAGTACAGTATTAAGAAACATAGAAATAAATCCATATTATTTACTAACTTATTTTAATTGTAATATAGGTAAAAATATGTTGTTGAGAAAAACAAGAGGAGCAATACAAACAGGATTAAATTTAGATGATTTAAAAACTTTTTCCATTTTTATTGCTGAAAAAAAAATGCAAGAAAAAATTGAAATTTTGATTAAAGATTCATATGAAAAAATAGAACAATCAAAACAATTATACGGTGAAGTTGAAAATATCCTTCTTGAAGAATTAGGATTAAAAGAATGGAAGCCATCAGAGAAAAATATAGAAGTAAAAAGTTTCAAAGAATCATTTGGAACAAGTGGAAGACTTGACGCAGAATATTATCAGCCTAAATATGATGAGATTGAAGAGCATATAAGAAAATATGAAGTAAAATATTTAAATGAGATAGTAACAATAAAAAAATCAATTGAACCAGGTACGAGTGCTTATAGTGATGAAGGGATACCTTTTGTCAGAGTTTCAAATTTATCAAAATTTGAACTAACCGAACCAGATATAAAAATATCTCCATTATTAGCCATAGAGGAATTAAAACCGAAAAAAGATACAATTTTATTAACAAAAGATGGAAGCGTTGGAATTGCTTATAAAGTTGAACAAGATTTGAATGTTATAACTTCTGGTGCAATACTGCATTTAAATATTTTGGATAAAAATATTTTACCAGATTATTTGACAACAGTTTTAAATTCATTAATTGTAAAATTACAAGCTCAAAGAGATTCAGGCGGTTCTATTATTCAGCATTGGAGAATAGGAGATATAGAAAAGATAATGATACCAATATTACCAATGACTATTCAAGAAGAAATATCAAAAAAAAGAAAAGAAAGTTTTGTTTTAAAAGAAAAATCAAAACAAGTTTTGGAAATAGCAAAACTTGGAGTAGAAAAAGCTATTGAAGAAGACGAAGAAAATGCTATGAATTGGGTTGAAGCAGAAGTTCTAAAAATAGAAACTGATAAAGGAGAATAGAATGGCTGATTATAAAAAAGAATGGATGGATAAAGCTAAAATTGATTATTTTTCTCCTTTTACTTCTCTTTGGTTAGCGTGTAATTCTTGGTATCAATCACATTATTCTGAAATAAAAGCAATGGATAGAAATTTTATTGAGAAAATAAAAACTGATTATACAGGAAGAAATCACATATATACAAAATTTGATAAATTATTATTGAGTAATGATAAAAATGGAATATATTTTAGAACTAATTTGGAAATGTTACATTATTCTTTAATTAGAGCAAACTTAAAGCCGGATAAAATTGATTATTGTTCATTTGAAAACGCAGTCACAGATTATAGTAATAAATCAACTACAGAAAATTTAATTATGAATCCTAAAATAAATAAAGATGGAACAGTTAATGCAAATGATTTATCTATTGTTGTTAAGTTAGATAAAATTTATATAACTTCGGATAAATCTAAATTCTTTTCTGGGTTGTTTGAAATAATATATCAAGTAAGAAATATGCTTATACATGGAAAATTAAATCCTGGAAAAGATGAACATGATGTAGTTAAATATTGTTATTTCATTCTATGGGATTTGATGCAATAATTAAGATAAATAGAAAAATATAAAACAAAAGTTTTTGAATATTTAGAAGATTATGTTATTGAATTTGAACAGTATGTAAAAGATAAAAAATATATAGAGTAACGATAGAAAGCACTTCCACTAACACAGTATAAACGATATGATTTCGGCGGTTCGCAAGCTCACGAGCCTCAATTCACATCGCTTATACTGGAAACGTTAGAGGTTGGGTGGACTAAAGTTAAATGTAGCGGCTTAGATATTGTTATAGAAGAAATTAAAACAGGTAGTAGAAAAATATTTAACTTCGTGAGGGAGTTAGAGGAATTTTTAGTTAAATTAGAAGGAGTTGAGACAGATGAGTGAGGTGGCAGAAGTTAAATTAAGTGTATCGGTTAAAGACATTGAACTAATAGAGGAGCTATTAAAACTCTTAGTCGAGGAATTTAATGCTCGTCCAGACGATTATAGGATTTTAAAGGATAAAATGAAAATCCTGTTCAATAAGTATGGGGTTGATTTAGATGAAACACAAGAGTAATTGCGAGGATAAAATACAAGAGGCAATTCAAATATTCCACGATACATTTTGTAAGAGGTGTGATGAATGTTGTGGTGGGGATGATTGCCCTATGACCTTACTCTTAGAAGGTAGAGTAAATATATTTGGTAATAGTGTATTTAATTCAGAGGATGATTTAGTGGTAGTTGACGAGGATATTAGAAGAAGAGCTAAGGAATTAACTAAACAAATAATAGAAAGGGGAAGATGTAATTGAAATTAACAAAGAGGGAGATTGTTCAGATTTACAACACATTATCATATTTTAAGACACTTGAGGTTGAAAAACCAAAGGGGTATGTTTACAAGGCGTTTAAAAATCTTAAACTTATGCAGACAGAGATTGACGCTTTAAGTGAGATTGAGCCAAAAATATTTAAGGATTTTCAGTCACAAGTTAATAATTTACTTATTGAATACTCAGAAAAGGATTTAAATGGGCAGCCAGTTACTAATGAAAATTCAGGATTAATAAAGGATTTAGTATTTAGTGATGAAAAATTACAAGAAGTTAATAAAAAGATAACTGATTTATCACTTACAATAGATAGAGAAGCAATGGCAAAAGAGCAAGAAGAATACGAATTAATACTTGACGAGGAAATCAACATTGAGTTATTAAAATTCAACGAGGGAGATTTATTTGACGGTATTAAAGAAAGAGAATTAGAAATATTAGGGGAGGTCATAGCATAATGATGAATATGAGATTGAGAGATAATAGAGTGGCGTTGTCAAGGTTGAAAACGGAATATAGTATTACAAGACTTTATGACATTTACGGAGTTTTAGGAAGTATGATGGAAGGACAATTAGAGCTAAAAGAGGTTGTGGATAATACACTGCAAAATATTGAAGTTGAGGTTGCAGGATTGAAAAAGGCACTTAAAAAGGCTAAGGTGGAGTAGTATGATTAAATTATATACTACAGGATGTCCTCAATGTAATGTTTTAAAATCTAAATTAGATTCTAAGGGTATTGAATATGAGGTTATAACTTCATTAGAAGTTATACAAGATATTGCTAAAAGTAAAGGGTTTAGAAGTGTTCCAATATTAGAAGTTGATGGTAACTATATGGATTTTATAAGTTCTATTAAATATATTAGTTAAATTTAAAAGTGGGGGAGGTTAAGTTATGAAAAGAAACATTCAAATAAAAGAAAGTATAGGTACAGATGGGTTAGGCATCCCCACTATTTCTATTTATATGTCTTTATGTGATAAAAAAGAAATAACAGGGAGTTTTTGTGAAAATTGTCAAAACAAAGAATTACAAGAAAACAATATAGGGTATAGATTAGAATTAGACGATGCAATTAAATTTATTGGGGAAAAAATTAATAATTTTAAAAAAATGTTTGGGAAATGTGAATTAGCACTATTAGGAGGAGAACCTTTATCAAAAAGTAATAGAGAATATTCATATAAATTAGCTAAATATTTTAGTTCTATGGGTATAGATATTATCCTTTATACTTGGAGAACACCAAAACAAATTAAAAAAGAAAATATAGATATTAAATATTATAATAGAATAGTTTGTGGTGAATACATAGAGTCTTTAAATGTTGGCGATAAATATATTCTCGGAAGCACTAATCAAAAGATAATAAATAATAACTTTAAAACTATACTTAAATATAAAGGAGATGAAAATTTATGCATTTAGGAGTTAGCTTAGATAAAGATTTTGAAAAGGTTTTTGTGGACATAAAACATAAATATCCTGAAATAATAGAAATGGAGGGTTTGAGTAATAAACAGTTAGACCCTATGAGGTTTTTTAAGACCTTTTTAAAAAGTAATAATGTTGCTAATGCAAGTATTGATGATAATAGTAATGTTAATAGTAAGGCTATGCCTACTTTGTTAAAAGAAAGTTATAAACCACTAATGAAACTATTATCTTTTAATAAGATATTTATTGAAATGAAAGAATTATTCTCTTTAGAGGTCGCTGAAAATTATTTAACAAAGAAATTACTTGGAGAAATATATGAACATGATAATTTTGCGAGTTCATTTGAACCTTATTGTTACTATGGCAAAGAGAATATTCAAATAAAATATAGAAATGAAGAGATGAATGTTAATTTTGAAGAACTTTATAATTTAGTTGAAGAAGATGAGATTGTTATAGACTCTGATAAGATGGTAATAGTTAAAAATACTAATGATTTGCTTATAAAAGACATTGGAAATGAGGGTGATTTTATTTGGACTAAAATTTTAAGAGTCATGTATAGACCTAAGGCTAATAAGAAATTTATACAATTAAAACTTTCAAATGGATTAAGCCAAATAGTAACAGATAACCACCCAGTTATAACTACAGAAGGAGAAAAGAAGGCTTGTGACATTAAAATTGGGGATAAACTTACTACTTGCGAATTAATAACTGAGATGGGAGTAGAAGAACTTGATTCTGAATTTGCTTGGATTTTAGGTATGATTCTTTCTGATGGCTGGTATGATTCAAAATACAGAGTTTCGATTAGTCAAAACTATAAATACAATCAGTGTAATTTTAAAAGAATAATTGATTTTTTAAAAAATAATAAAATAAACCACTCCATCGGGAAAGAAAACACACTTATCAATATCAATGACATTTCTTTTATTCGTGAGATAACTAAACATATTGATATAATAGGTAAGAAATCAGATTCAAAAAAACTAAATCAAAACTTCTTGAAATATAAACAAGAATCATTAATGAATATTATATCAGGGATAATAGATGGGGATGGTGTTGTTTCTGGATATAAAAATAGAAGAGCTTTTATAAGAATGACATCCAGAACATTACTAAATCAAATAAGTTTAATTATACGGAAACAAGGTGTTTCTTGTAGAGATAGAATGGCATACCTTTATTATAGTGAAAAGTCTTTTGAATCTAAAAAAACTATGTTCGGTATAGAGTTTAATCTATCTGAAATGAAAGAATCAGGTGTTGATATATTTTATTCAAACAAAGTATCAAGATTATATGTTGAAAAAATTAGAAATTCTGGCAATTTTAAAAATAAGAGATATACGGATGGATACGGAGTTAAAGAAGTTATAGATATAAAAACAATAGACTCTTTAGATACAGAAGATTATGTATATGATATTTCGACCGAAACGGGTCATTTTATTCAAAATAACATATTGTCTCATAATTGTTTTGCTTATTCAGTAAAAGAAATTTATGAACAAGGATTGTTTTTTATAAATGAAATGAAGGCGGATAGACCTAAGCATTTAGACACATACCATTCTTTAGTTATTGAATCAACAGCTTTTTTTACAAACTTACAATCAGGAGCTGTTGGATTAGTTGATGTATTATTATATTCTTTTAAAATGTGGAAAGATGATATAGAGAAAGGAAGAATATCTATTGAAAACTCTGAAAAAATAAAAATACAAGAGTTTCAAAAGTTAGTTTATGCTTTAAATCAACCATTCTTAAAAGGGCAACAACAATCTGCATATACAAATTTCTCAATAATGGATAGAGAGTATTTTTTAGGGTTATTTGGGGGATTAAAATTTTATGATGGAACTTTTGCAGTAGATTATATAGAAGAATTTATGGAGTATCAAAAAAGTTTTTTAAATTTTGTTAGAGAAGAGAGAGTTAGAAAAAGTTTTACATTTCCAGTAATAACAGCATCGCTTATATTTAAGGAAGATAAATTTAAAGATGAAGATATGGCTAAATTTGTTGTAAGACATAATATGACTTGGGGCGATGTAAATATTTATGTTAGTGATAATGCTGATAAGTTGAGTTCTTGTTGCCGCGCCCAGTTTGATACTGAAAGTATTAAAAAAGGTAAGAAGTTAGAAGGTAATTTTAATTCTATAGGGGGTACTGATTTAAACATAGGAAGTACAAAAGTAGTAACTTTAAATTTACCAAGAATAGCCTTTATATGTAATTATAATTTTGAAAAAGTCAAAGAAAAAATAAAAGAAAATGTGGAATTAATACAAAAATTTCATAAAGCACATAGAAATATATTAGAAAAAAATATATCAAGAGGATTATTACCTACTTATGAGTATGGATTAATGAGTCTTGATAAACAATTTGCCACTGTGGGAGTAACTGGTATGGAGGAATATATAGATTTACTTGGAGGTATTGATGTAAATATTATTGGAGAAAGAAAATATAACGAAAAAGGAATAAACTATGCGAAAGAAACTTTACAATATATTAATGAATTAGGAGAAGTTACAGTAGAAAAATACGGATATACTCAAAACCAAGAACAAATTCCTGGAGAAGCTGCAAATACTAAGTTATTAAAAAAAGATAGAGCTTTATATCAAAATTATCCAATAAAAAAAGTAGCGTTATCTAATCAATGGTGTGGTTTAGATTCTAACTTCTCTTTATCAGATAGAATAAAAGTTGCAGGAATTTTAGATAACTTAACAGGAGGTGGACAAATATTTCATGCTAATTTAGGAGAGAAATGGGCAAATTTTGAGGATGCTTGGAATTTTAATTTACATTTAGCAAAATCAGGAGTTAAATATTGGTCTGAAATTAGAAAATATCAATATTGCAATAATGACCACAATTTTTTTGGAAGTGTTTGTCCTATTTGTGGGGGTAAAGCTAAAGGTAATATTATAAAAATTGTAGGGTACTTAACTAAAGATGAGTTTTATACCAATGAAAGAAAAGAAGAATTAAATAATAGAGTTTTTTATTAAATGTTTTAAAAAAACTCTTGACAAAATAAAATAAATATGTTATACTTTAGGTAGGTAGTGAAAGTTACCTACCTAAAATTATATTTATGAGGAGGTTTTTAAGTGGAAATTAAGATATTTGAAGAAAGAGAAGTTTTAGGAAAAGAGTTTAGGATTTATGGTGACATGGATAATCCTTTATTTTTAGCAAAAGATGTGGCTGTTTGGATTGATTATGATGTTTCTAAATCAAGTGGATTCATTAGATGAAGAGGAAAAGGTTCGACGTAATGTGTCCACCCTTGGCGGCGTCCAAGAAACGTGGCTTATAACAGAAGATGGAGTATATGAAATTTTAATGCAAAGTAGAAAACCTATTGCAAAAGAATTTAAAAAACAAGTGAAGGATATTTTAAAAACTATAAGAAAAACAGGTGGATATGTTCAAGAAAATAGAGCAATTGACTTTGTAAACAATTGGTTACCTTCTTTAGATGATAATTCTAAAAATGCTATTGCAAGTGTAATTGAAGAAAATAGAAAGTTAATTCTAAAGATTGAAGAACAAAAACCTAAAGTTGAATTTACAGATAAGTTACTAAAAAGTAAAGATTGTATATTAGTTAGAGATTTTGCTAAGATATTATATGAGGAAAAAATAAATATAGGGGAAAAAAACTATATAAATGGTTAAGAGATAATAATTATTTAATGAGAGATAACTTGCCATACCAACAATATATGAAATACTTTTCAATTAAAGAAAATACAATAGATACACCATTTGGTGTAAAATTGACTAAAACTACTTTGGTAACTCCAGAAGGTCAATTATATTTTTACAGTAAATTAAAAGATGTTGAAGGGGGTTTTTAAGTGGAAAAAATTGAGGAATTAACACAGGAGTTTAGAAAAATGATAAAAAAAAGAGGGGGTAAAGATATTACTTGCCTCGAGGATAAAGAGATAGTCAAGACAGCATTTAGGGTACTTAAATTCAAGGAATATGACGAAATAGTATCTGAGGCAGTAGTATTAACTTGTGATAGGTATAAGGATGGTTGGGATAATGTGTGGGAGTGAAGAGTATCCTAATTATACTACTTTTAAATTTCTAATCAAGGCAGAGGAAAGTAAATCCCTACTAAAAAATAATTTAGAAGTATTTGAGGCAACAGGATTTATAATTGGTAGTATTGGTAGTATGGATATGTATAGAGAAAATTCACAACTATTCTTCCAATTAGAAGATGTTGGTGAGTGGGCGGAAGCTAAAAAAAGAAATATAATGAGAGGGTGAAGATATGAAATATACAGAGGATAATAAACACTTTGAATGTAATCAAGATTATGATGGTATTATTTGGTTTGATAATGGATACAAAATAATATCAATACACAAACAAAGTTGCTGTGAAATTGTTTACGCTGATTTTAAATCATTAGAAGATTGCTCATTTCTTAATGAGGAGTTCAAAGAACTTATATTAGAGAGTTGTGAATATGGGTTTAGGATAAATAATTATTTTGTGCCTTGTTATGATATACAAAATGGATATTATAGTAATAACTTAACTATAATGTTATTAGATGAAAATGATAATATAATACAATCAATAAATGATACAGGTTTTACGTATAATAATGAGCAGGATAAAAGATAGGGGGTGATGTTATGGAAATACAACTTTTAAACCGAGATTTTATAAAACAGCAACATCTCATAGCTGTTAAATCAGCGAGAAATTGTTATGATAGTGTTTCAGATTCTGATATAGAAATAGGGGGAAAAGATAAACAACTCATGAAAAACTTAATGAAATCTGGACATCATACTATATTTGAACATATTGATTTAGTGCTTGATATTAAAGGGGCGAGCAGGTCAGTTCTTCAGCAATGGAGTCGTCACAGGCTTCAATCTCAAAATGTAAAAAGTACAAGATATACTTTAGATAAAATGCTGATAGAATTTAAAATAGAAATAGAGGAAGATGGGGAAATATCACAAGATAGCGTGGATAAATACTTTGTAGATTTTTATGGTTCTAAAATGATAATTAATAATACAATGAAAATTATTTTAGATTTAGGATTTGAGTTCAATAAAAGTACAAATGATAAATTGAAATATTTATTTCCAGAGGCTTTAAAAACTGAAATTGTAAGCAAGATTAACCTTAGAAGTTTTATAAATATGTATAGACTTAGAAGAGATAAACACGCAATGCAGGAGTTTCAAGATTTAGTGTATAATATTTATGACATCTTACCTGACTATATACAAGACTTGATTGATATTGGGGTAGTGTTAAATGATTGAAGATAAAATTAGAAGCTTAGTAGAGGATATAAAAGAGGCAGAGGGGTTTTCCCCTGTAAGATATAAGTGTTCTAATGGTGTAGTGTCTATAGGTCACGGTATAGCCTTAACAAGAGGATTATATGATTACGAGAAAGAAAAATTAGGTATTAATTCTATAATGGAATTACATACAATAAACAAGGAAACCTCAGAATACTTACTTAAAAATACTTTATATGAGATAGTATTAAGGTTAGAAAAAGAGGATTGGATAACTAAAGTTCCTCCAGAAAAGATACTTATAATAATAGAACTATGTTATAATTTAGGATATGATGGATTTATAAATAAATTTTCTAATACGGTACAAGCTATAAAAAATAATAGGTGGAACGATGCTATGATAGAACTCTTAGATAGTAAATATCTATCAGATGTTAAAGGTAGGGCAATAAAAAATGCTTTATCCTTTGTGGGAGTAGACTTGGAACTACCTAAGGCAAGAAAATTATATTCTATACTTAAAAAAAGGTTGTGATTTTATGTTAAAAAGTAGCGATATATTATATTCTAAAGGTAATAATGATGAGTGTAAGACACCTAATTATGGTGTAGAACCTATTTTAAAGTACATAAAAAAAGATTGGGTGGTTTGGTGTCCTTTTGATAAAAGTGATAGCGAATTTGTAAAACAAATATCAAAAAAAAATAAAGTTATACATAGCCATATAGATGATGGTGAAGATTTTTACACTTATGAACCAAAAGAAGAATGGGATTGTATAATAAGTAATCCACCATTCACAAATAAAAAAATGATATTTGAAAGGGCTTTAAGTTTTAAAAAACCATTTGCATTAATAATGTCAAACACTTGGTTAAATGATGCCGCACCAAAACGATTATTTAAAAATAAAGATTTACAATTATTAATGTTTGATAAAAGAACGAAGTTTGAAAATAATGGTAAAATTCAAAATAAGATAACATTTAGTAGTAGTTATTATTGTTGGAATTTTTTACCTAAACAAATAATCATGGAAGAATTAAAGGTGTAATTTATGGAGTTTGATATTAAAGTTATAATCGATACAAAGGAAAAGGATTTATCTTATATTGGAGAATTGGATAGTAGGCGAAGAAAAGATGGCACTAAAATAATTGAGGTGGAAAGAAAGACCTGTACACCTTTGGGGTGTAAAAAATCAACAGCAGACATCACATTTGAATATTGTGTAGACGGGGGAGAATGGATTAAAACACCCTTTGCAATTGAAATAAAGAAGGGGCAAGATTTAGTTAGTTCAATCTCAACTAAACCTAAGTATGATAGATTGATTAGAGAGATAGAAAGAGTTAAAGAGGCTGATTTGGACTTCTATTTTGTATGTGATACAGATATAGGGGAGTTAGTTAAAGATTTAAAGAAATTAGAGGACAACCCACGAAATAATATAAGACGAGGAACTTATGTTACTTTTGTGGATAAATATTTTAAGTTTAATAATGAGTTAGTAGCTTTTGGTTATGTGGAGGGTATATTAATATGTAGTGATTTATGGTTCTTAATTAGGCGATTAATAAAAAAACATATTAAAGAAAAAAAGTTATTGACAAAAGTAAAATAGTGTGGTATAATTAATTTGAGGTTATATTAAAAGGAGGAGGTCATAACATGGCGAAGATTAAAAACAGTTTCAAATTCATAGGTAAATTAGGATTTAAAGATGATGGATTAAAAATTATCGAGAGTGAAAAAAATAAAAAATGGAGTGGGAAGGAGATTGAATTAAAGGTTTCAACTGAAACAGGAACACAATATGTAAAATTATTTGGAGGAGTTACTGATGGACAACCTATATTCTCTTTCTCTAAGGATAAAGACGAGAAAGGTAAACTTATTAAACTTGAAATTCCTTTTACAAAAAGAAATGATGCTGACGTAATTAAAACAGTTGCTGACTTTAAAAAAATTAAAATACTTGATAAAGAATTTATTTCAGAAGTAGATGCAATTGACTATTTAGAAGAAAATAAACTTGATTTAGATGGTAAAAGATTAAAAGTTATGGGTGATGTAGTTATTGAGGAATATAAAGGTAAAGTTTATACTAAATACTATGTAAACAGAATATTTGAAGCGAAAGAAGAAGATAAAGATGGTTTTACTGGTGATTTATCAGTATTCTTTAATAAAGACGCAATAGACGAAGCATATAAAAAAGGTAAAGAAGTAAATTATAATTTAGTAGGTAAAGACAGAAAATTACCCCTTGATGTATATGTAGAAGTTTACAACAAAGATAAAGAAACAAGGAAAGAAAAACCTTATTTCTATCTACCTATACAAGTGTGTTTTGCACTACAAGAAAAATTTGACTTTGAAAACGAAAATCATAAAAAAAGATTTGCATTTAATGTTGGAAATTTCTTAATTAAATCGGGAATAAAAGAGTTAGGCTGGACAGTTAGATTTTTTAAAGGTGCAGAAAAAACAGAAATTACTATGGCTGATTTAACTAACTTTGAGAAAGCACAAATAGAAAACGAAGTAAAAACATTTGAAGAAATTGCAAAATTTAAAGAGGGTTGGGGTCAATTCAAAGAGGAAATTCAATTAATAGCTCCTCATGGTTCTTATGAGGATGGTGCTATTGATAGTGGGCTTACTGATGATGATTTAGAAGTAGTATTCTATGCCCCAGAGGAAAAAGAAGAAGCTAAGGAAGAGGTAAAAGAAGTTATAGAGGATGACGAGGATTTATTTTAGAAGGATATAGGGGGATTTATTCCCCTAAATATATAAATTTTTATAAAATAGAGGAGGAAGATGTTTGATGGCTAAATATGGTAAAAAGAATGTAGTTAAAGTTGACCCTTTGGCGTATAATTTAGCGTTGTTTGGAGAAAGTGGAATTGGTAAAAGTACATTAGCGTATGAATTTCAAAAGAAATTGTGTGGTGATGGTTATCTTCATCTTAATATGGGATTGGAATCTGGTGTAACAGCTTTACAAGGTATAATTTTTGAAGATGTCCCTAATTGGACTACATTTGAGGAAATTATAAATGATATAGTAGAAAATAAAGAGGAAGATTATCCAGATTTAAAAGTAGTAACTATAGATACTGTGGATGAGCTTGAAAGATTAGGAATAAATGAAGTTATAAGATTACATAATTTAAAAAATCCAAAAGAAAAAACAGATAGTTTCAACAAAACATTTGGCTCGTTCGGTCGGGGGTATGATAAACTTGAAGAAATAATTCTAAATCAATTAGAAAAACTAAAAGAGGTTGGAGTTTCAGTATTCCTAATAGGTCATGTAAAAAGAAAAACTAAAATTGACCCTATAACTGAGAATGAATATGATATTATTACAGCTAAAATGAGTAATAGGATTTTTACAGCTATACAAACTAAATTACACGTTTTAGGATTAGCAGTTGTAGATAGAAGTATAAAAGAAGATATAGTTGGAAAAGATTTTTTAGGAAAAGATAAAATAAGCAAAAAAATAGCATCTGAAAAAAGAAAAATAGTATTTAGAGATGATAATTTTGCGGTAGAATCTAAATCAAGATTTGCTAATATAGTTGATAAAATTCCTTTTGATACTGACTGCTTTATAACAACTATAACCGATGCAATAAAATCCACTTTTACTGATGAAACAGAACTTAATGTAGCTAAAAAAATACAAGATAAAGAAAAAAAAGAAAAAGTTGCTGCTAAAATTGAGGAAATAAAAAAAGAAAAAGAGATAAAAAATAAATTTGGTAATAAAGAAGAAATATTAGAATCAATAAAAACATTCTACCAAAATACAGAAAATGGGGACGCTAAGGCTAAAATAAAAGAGTCAATTCATTCATTAGGACTTGGAAAGTTTGACGAATTGTTAGATTGTGACTATGAAGCAATAATAAATATCTATAATATTACACAAGAGTAGGGGAATTTCCCCTCCTTGTGAGGAGGTAGAAATGTCTACTAAAATAAAAGATTATATAACAGGAGAGTATATTGATAAAAAAACAGCGTTCTCAATAGTTTTGGAGGGCTATAAGAGGGCTATATATTTTAAAAGTGAAGAGGAATATAAAAACTGGTTGTCAAATAAAGAGTTAGAAGAAGAGATAAAGAAAATTATGAATAAAATATTAGGAAAATCTTACCTAACAGCACTTCCCCCAGCATTTAAAAAGAAATTACATATTTGGAAAGACAGTTACACTCTTAAAGAGATTGCATGGGTATTAGATAAAAATATGAATGAAATAAGTAAATATAGAAGTAAAGGTGTTTTATATATTTTAGCTATGATTGAAGGTAAATTAATACAAAATCACGACACATATATAAATTACTCAAGAATTAATAATAAAGTTAATACAGAGTTAGATGATAGATTAGAAAAAAACATAAATGATAATAGATTTAATTTAGGAAAGCCAGATGTAAGAAACTTTGTGAGGTGATAAGGTGGATAACAGAAAAATAATTGAAGCTAATGTTATATTTAGTTTGTTAAAAAACACGGATTTATTTGAGGATGTTCAATCTTTTTATAATGAAGTTTTGATGCATACTAAAAGTTATCAAAGGATGTTGGATAATGTTTCTAGTAAATTGGCAACTGTTGCGGGAAAAGAAAAGGCGACTCTTACTGCAAGGATGCAGGAATACACTAAAGAATTAAACAGTTATTTACCAAAAAAAGATGAATTTGAAAAAAAGATAAGAGGTAAAATAAATTCTGGTAAGTATGATTTAAACTTAAAAAACGATCAGGGAATTAGGTTTTTGAGTTGGTTAATAATGAATGATTGTGCTGCATTTTTGAATGATGCACTTAATAATGGTGCAAATCCAGTATTGTTGAGTTTTGATGGAATGAATTCTTTACATGTTGCATGTGAAATGGAATCTGCACGAGCAATAGAAACATTAACTAACTATATTAAGAGTTTGTTGAATGCTCAAGATAATAAAGGTAATGCACCTTTGCATTATCTTATGTCTACAAGGGGTCAATCGGCAAAAGTAAATATGGTTTTAAGTTGCAAGCCTAATTTAACTTTAAAAAATAAGGATGGAAGAACTCCTGCAGATCTTGCAAGAAAAGAT